TAAATGCTTTCCAGTTTAATCAAGCTACAAATATTATTTTTGAACAGAACGCATATGCTAATACGGCTCATGTTGCACTAAGGTTCAATGCTGAACAGTTCCCAAGAATCCCAAAAAGGGTTTATAGGATTAGAGGTCGTAAGGTAAAAATTCCACATAATGCAACTGTAAACTTACAAACAGGTGCAATTACATATGCTGGTACATTTAATGGAACTTTTAAAACAGATAAAGCTTGGACAACAGATCCAGCTTGGATTTTATATGACTTGCTTATAGATACAAGGGCAGGGTGTTCTATTCCAGAAACAAATTTAGATAAATTTAGTTTTAAAACTGTTAGTGAATATTGCGGAGCTTCTGTTGACGCTGGTAATGGTGATGGTAGTACTGAGCCAAGATTTAGCTGCAATGTTAATATTACTCAACAACGTGAGGCATATTCATTAATTAATTCTCTTTGCTCTGTAATGAGAGTGATGCCTTTTTATTCTGCTGGCGGTATTGCCATATCTCAGGATTCACCAAAAACAGCAAGTTATATTTTTACAAATGCAAACGTTACTGAAGCTGGGTTTTTATATGCTGGCTCAAGTTTAAAAACAAGGCACACAGTAATTAATGTTAGTTATTTCGACATGGTTACTCAAGAAGTAGATATTGAAACAGTAGAGGCTGACGCAGCAACTCAAACTAAATATGGAGTTATTGTAAAAAATATAAAAGCTTTTGCTACAACTAGCCGAAATCAAGCAAGAAGATTAGGAAGATGGTTTTTATATAATGAACAAAACTCTGGTGAAACTTGTACTTTCTCAACAACTGCGGCTGCTGGTGTACTGGTACGCTGTGGTGATGTCATTGAAATATCT